CTTGTGTATATGAACAAGGATTAAAGCCACCAACTGCAATAAGTTTAGATGTTGAAGGAAGCGAGTGGGCAGTATTAACTGGTGCAGAAAAGGTATTAAAAGAATACAAACCAAAAATCTGGCTATCTGGTCATCCAGAGTTTATGATTATGTATTGGAACAAATATTTATGGGATCTTAGATATTGGATTATGCAAATTGGATATAAAGAAACTATTTTAGATTATCAGCATGAGGTTCATTTATTCTATGAGCCAATCTAAAGCATATATTTTTTCTACAGATCCATTAGATTCTGCTAATGGCAAATGGGACTACGGGCTGCTCAAAGAAGCATTTGATAGAAACCATGTGGAAGAAGTTGTGGTTACTAGTATTCCTAAAGATGATAGGGCTTTTGTTGTAATACCAGGCCAGGGTAACGCAGGTAATGAAGAAATAATAAATAAAGAACTATCAAACCTTTCTCGTGTAGTGTTATTTATAACTGGAGATGAACAAGGACTATTCAATGCAGATGCTATTAAACATCCCAATATTTCTATCTGGATTCAATACCCGCACCAAAAACACGAAAAATATAATAGATTTTTCATAGGCGCTCCAAAACATATAAAAGAACAAAAACCTGATTATCCTAATAAAACATATGATGTTTACTTTGGTGGTCAGATTACCCATCAACGTAGACAAGAGTTAGCCAGTGTTATGCCTCGCATGAAAAACGCTCTGTATTGCCCCACAGAAGGCTTTGCACAGGGGGATCCACCAAAGGAGTATTACCACAAACTAGCCAGCGCTAAGGTCGCACCAGCGCCATCTGGAGCACAAGTAATAGATTCATTTAGATTCTTTGAGGCTTTAGAAATGCTTACGCTGCCCGTAGGAGATCGCAAAGACTCGCAGGGTAGAGAAATAAACTTTTATGAATACATCTATGGCAAAACAATACCAGTACAAATGACTCATGATTGGCATCAACTTCCTACAATAATGATAGAAATAATGAATGACTATCCTGCTAATATGCATAAGGCTGTGTGTTGGTGGCTAAAATATAAAAGAGATTTTGCCTTTAAAATAATGGAGCATTTAAATGCACACTAGAGACATTACGATTGTTATGGCTACCTCGGTTTTGCCAAGCCACCCAGATACTAGAATTATAGATGAAACTGTATCTAAAATCAGATATCACTTTCCAGAAAATGAAATCATAATGCAGATAGATGGTTTACGTGAAGAACAAAGAGATCGTAAATATGATTATAATGAATATAAGAATAGAGTTTTGTGGAAGTGCTTACATGAGTGGAAAAATGTTTTGCCAGTAATTTTTAGAAATCATGAGCATCAGACAAATATGATGAAAGACACTATTTCTTTGATCAAGACCCCCGTACTTTTATATGTAGAAGGTGATGCACCACTCACAGAAAATCATATAGACTGGCAAAAATGTTTAGACATGATTGAATATAATAAAGCAAATACTATTAGATTTCATTTTGAGCAGCGCATTCCAAAAGAACATTCACACCTAATGTTTGGATTAGATGATGGATTTATGAAAACATCTCAATGGAGTCAGCGACCACATCTGTCTAAAGTTTCTTATTACAGAGATATTGTTTTGCCAAATGCATGGTCTGGAACTTTTATTGAAGATGGTTTTCATGGAATTGTAATTGAAGATTGTAAAATACATGGAGATGTAGGTTGGGATAAACATAAACTTTGGATATATCATCCCGAAAATGGTATACAGAGATCTTATCATTTAGATGGTCGTGAGGGAACAAGAAAGTTTACCACTGATGATTTGGTTTGGGGATACAAAGAATGAAAATAGGAATGATTGTAAGGTGTGATAATACTGGTTTAGGGAATCAAACCAGAGAACTTGCAAAAATGTTAAATCCAAGAAAAGTTTTAATTATTGATTCAACACATTTTAATAAAAATAAACAACACGTTGAATGGTATCAAAATTATGATTACACTGTTACAAGATTTGGATTTCCAAAACGTGGTGAGATTATATCTTTTTTAAATGATATAGATATTGTTTTTTCTTGTGAAACATTTTATTCTTCTTTATTTGTAGATATAGCAAAAGATGCTGGAGTCAAGACGGTATTACAATATAATTACGAATTTTTAGTAAATATAGAACGTAAAGATGAATCATTACCAGATGTGTTAATTGCTCCTAGTCTATGGAAGTTTGAAGAAATGAAGGCTAAGTTTGGTAATAAAACTATACTTGTTCACTTACCACCACCTACAGATATAAAATTATTTGATAAGCCAAGAAATGAAAATATATCAAAAATACATAATAGAATTCTACACGTTGGTGGTAAACAGGCTGCCAGAGATAGAAATGGAACTAATACTGTTATTGAAATGTTGAAGTATTCTAGAGAAGATTATAACTTGGTAATAACATCACAGACAGAGTTTGAGGGAAGGCCAAGAGATCCAAGAGTTTCATTTTTATATCAAAATGTAAAGAATAGAGAGGATCTTTATTGTGGTTTTGATGCAATGATATTGCCAAGAAGATATGCTGGACTATGTCTACCAATGAATGAAGCATTGATTAGTGGTCTTCCAGTTTTTATGACTGATTTATCGCCAAATAATCAAGTTCTTCCTAAAGAGTGGCTTGTTGATGCTGAAAAAATTGGTGAGTTCAGAGCAAAATCTATTATAGATGTTTATGCTGGAGATCCTAAACAATTAGCAAAATTAGTTGATAACTATGTAAGTATGAGAAAAAAGGATCAAATGAAACTTAAGGAGCAGGCTCTTGAAATTGGAGTAAACTCTTTTTCTCCAGAAGTTCTTAAAGATAAATATTTAGAACTATTTGATTCATTAAAATAAAAAGCGGGCCTATTTCTAAGCCCGCTGATTATTACAAAGTAGTTAATTACTCTGCATCCTTCTTCTTAGCCTTCTTAAGAGCCTTTTCTACAGCGCTTGCTGCTGGCATACGACCAAATGCTGGATCGTTTGGATTAACTGCACGTGCTGCTACTGGAATAAGCGCACCGACAAGTGCTGCCCATAGATCTTTTGGATCTGTTACTCCAGCAACATAAAGGGCTGCTGTTGCACCCACAATTGAACGTACATACGATGCAAGCATCGCTTTGTGTTCTTTCTTAAGTTCCATTTTTTCCTCCTAGGATAGAACTCTTATTAGTATAGCATAGCCAGCCCAAAGCCCAATTATTCCTGCTACGCCTGCAAAAACTGGCGGGGCTGGAACTGGCAATTTGAATGCTGCGAATACTACGCCACATCCAAAACCTGTTAACGTTGATAATAAAATCTCTTTCATAAATCCCCCAATATATATTCTTCATGATGCTTTTTACAGAAATCAACAAATCTTGTCTCTGTCATTGCAAGTCTTTCACTTTTTTCTGTGCAATCTTTTATTTCACATACAGCATAGTCGTATGCATAAATCTCTTCTAATCTTTTTAATTTATATTTGATCATTGGTTTCTGTTGGGTTATCTAGTGGCGTTGGAGCGGTAGCAAGAGCACCACAACTATTACATTGAATATCTAAATGATACATTCCAATAGTATATGTTTCAGGATCAAAAGAAACTAGTGCTCTGAATAAGTCGTTTCCACAGTTAGGACAATTACAAGTAGGAATACCTCTAGCGTCTATCATTAGATTCCTCTGGTAGAAATCTCTTTAGTTCCTCTACTTCTTTAGATATCTTTTTTAGTGCAAAGTCGTGTGGAGGCACCATTCCCTCTATTACCATTCCATACTTATTATAGTAGTCAATTTGGGGTTGAACCTCATCCATAAATTTTTTAATTCCACTTTGAACATCTTCAATATATTGAAATGCCCAGTCACGAGAGTCTGAAAGAAACTTTATAAAATTTTGAGTGTGAATGTCTGCACCCTCTGCTGAGTTTCTTGCTTGAACATAATTGTCATATGCAACCTCTAGTTGTGCCTGAGATATTAAAACTTTTGCAAATGCCTCTGTCATTTTTTTTATTCTCAAAATAGAAGATACATATGCTACTGCAAAAGATAAAGTAAAAATACCAAGGACTAATGTTAATATATCCATAATACTATTGTACTCTACTTTCATGTGTTACCCAGTAGTATTGACATGGTATTTTACGATCAGGACAGCACGGAGCATTATAAGGACTTGATACTGAATCCTGAAACCTAGCATAATATAATGGATCTTTCTTAAACAAATTAACTCTGTGTGTAGTAATAACACGCATTAGTTTAACATTATCAAACATCCAAGTAGGGGCCTCATAGTTCCATGCATCTCCTACTTTCTTTACTAATGATGAAATATTTTTTTCGTTACCCTCGGTATTTATACCACGCTTTTTAGCCTCTTTTATCATTTCATAAATATAATTAAGCAGGCTACCTTCATGCCCTCTCCACATTAAAACTGCTGGATGGTTACGCCAACCACCTGTTGCAGACATTCCTGAGTTTACATTTAATATTTGATAACCCTCTAGTATTTGTTTGTTTAATCTTTTGTTATCAAGCAATGTAGCACATTTTGTAAAGTTTGATGATGGCAAAAATGTTTGCATTATATAGTTACCATTTCTTGACAACGAGTACACATTTTATAATTGTTTCCAGTAAATGGACATTTACCGACCTCAATAAAAGAATGATTTTTGAATATACAAATTAAAGATTTTAAAACATTAATAATCATTTAAGTGGCTCTCGTGTTACTAGTACGACAGCACCCTCCATTTCTAACGCTTTTTTAACAGCAGTCACGTATTTGACTGCATCTATTTTCTCGTCATGTGTTAATGGCAAGAAAGACTTTTCATCTAATTTTATCGTAAGAAAGTGCTCGTTGTCAATAATACTAATCCCAAAATTTTTGGGGGGAATAATAGAACGAAACGCTCTTGCCATATTATCTGTATACATAACTATCCCATTGTTAATGCTTGCCAAGTATAAGACCAATCTTTTTTAGTCTTATGAATATTAAACTCTTTTGATATTTCGCCTTCTTCTAGGTATACCCCGCCCCAAATGCCCCACTCTTTGCCAGATACACCAACGGCAAAACACTGTCTTGCTACTGGGCATGTACGACAAAGAGAATCTACAAACTCTCTTGTTTCGGGTTTTTCTTCATATGTATCAAAGAAAACATTCGTATCAGAACCTAAACATAAAGCATTGTCTTTCCAAAGATGCTGCCTCATGTTTACATCCTATACTTATTCGGTATATCCCATCCGTTGCTAGTAAGTGGATAAATTGTTTGGACGTACCAAACACCATCTACTCTAACACCGTTAATAGCAGTTCTGCCAGCCTCTGTACGGCGACGATCTGCAACATCCCAACCAACCCAATTTAGGTTTTTATTATATCTTTTGACTATTTTTTCCATCAAGTCTAAGTCTTTAATTTGCATTATATTCTCTTTTCATAAAAGTCTATCCAAGCATTTGTAAAAACATCCCATGAGAATTTCTCATTTATTACATCTGCTTGTTGTCCTGGATTAAACTCTCCATTTTTAATCATGTCAATTGCAGTTGAAATTTTTTCTAAAAATATTTCAACATGCTGCTCGTTTGTTTTATTATCTATATCATATGGTAAACCAAATCCACTACCAATTTCCTTAAGAGAACCAAAGGTACTATAAACTGATAAACAGTTTGCGCTTAGTCCTTCAGCAAGAGATAAGCAAAATGTTTCGTGCCAATTGCTCGTATGCATAAATATATGAGAACGAGACATATGATTTAGAACTGTTCTGTGTGGTGTTTTTCCATAAAAGAAAAATCTTGGATCTTCCAACATTTTACGATTATTTGAATCCATTTTTATTAAATCTGGAACTATTTCATTAAAAATATTTAATCTAAAATCAACATCTAATTTAGTCAAAGCACTAAGTCCTATTTCTAAACCACGTCCAGGTGATGATGTATATATTAATTCTGGAACTTTTACCTTATCAAACCTTTTAACATCGTTATCAATTGGAGATATAGCATTATAAATAACAATAACCTTTTCTGGATCAATACCAGTTTTATTTATAACATCTTGTCTGTGATACTCAGAAACTGTAATTATATATTTTATTTTATCTAAAAACCTTTGATCAGTAAATAGATGATAGAGTTGCCATCCAAATTGATCTACAAGATTATGTAGCCATATAATAATTTCTTTTGGTTCATAAATCAATTCAAAATATGCTCTATCAGTTTGTCCTGGAAGAATTAAACAGTTATAATTTTTTAACTGCGGTAAAAAATCAGCAACATTTTTATGAAAATATCTAGCCATGTATTCGGTGCCACCAAAGTATTCTTCTTTATAGCAAAAAAATCTTGGATCCTGTTGTGTCATTAGAATCTAAAAACTCCCACTTCTTTTCCCTGTAGTTCTGCGTTAGCCATTAATTTTGATAACTGTTGCTTAGGTTTGCTTAAGAATGCAAAATAGTTCATGTATTCCATATTTTCTTCTACCCAAGAAAATGGAACTTTGTAGTATTTAATTTTTTTGCCACGAGCCTTCATACCTCTTTCTGACAAATTAACAAATTCCATTACCATTGAATTAATTTTAACTGGGCCTACAGAATAAACATTTAGTTCTGTATCTTCTGCACCCATGCCAGACATAGCAACGCCCATTGCACGAAGAAATATATTATAGTCTGAGAAGTCATTCGTTCCCTGTACTACCACGTTCATTCTTATCACCCCTACCTAAATTATCCAGTATAAAAAGCATTTTGTCAAGTTCTTTCTTAGACATATTTGAAGTATCTATTGGTTTGGCGGTATCAAAATTTGGTCTTCCATTTAATACCTCACAAACATAAAATATATTGTCTATTACCCAATATGCTTTATCGTCTTCGGTTACTATTATTTTTGTACCCTGCTTTTCATTTCTTTGTTCTAGTTGAGATTTTTTTCTTTCAGATTCTGTATTTCTAGAAAAAAACTCTTTTAAAAAATTATGTGTATCACTTTGACGGTATAAAATTTTGCCTCTTGATATTTTTCTTTTTGATCCTATAAATTGGATAATTAAAAAAGACAACGCTAAAGCCAAAACACTGGCAAGTGCATAATCCATGTTTTACCTATTATTCAGATTTTGACTTTGTTGTTTTTGTTGTTGTAGCCTGACTATGGGCAACCAATAATTTATTATATTTTAATTGCCATTGCAAGTTACTAAGTTCCATATCGGATGCTCTTTGTTTATAAAAGTTTATAATTTGTTTGGCATCTTCTATTGTTAAATCATCCATTACGCTACCCCCTAGCGATTAAATGCGCTACCCTGCCAAGCCTTTTCTGCTTTTTTCTTTTCACGTTCTACGATTGCACGAGACCATGAAAATCCAGCATCTCCACCCCAAGCGTCCCACATAATGCGACCATTTGAAGGGTTACTAGTATTATAGAAGTCTTTTCCTTTTTTGTCAACTTCATGACGAGAAAAGAAAGAATACATTCTCTTTACTGTTGAAAGCGACATTGATCTACCAGCCACAATATCAGTTGCACGACCCCAACCAACTGGAGTTCCTGCACCTCTTGCTTTGCCTTGTTCTTTCCAACGAAGAGCACGTCTAGCAGCAGCCTTCATACCAGATGTTGGAGTATATGTTTCCTCTTTATAAATATCGGCTGGCTGTACAACCTTAATATTATTTGGCATTTTTCTTGTACTCCTCTAATTTTCCTAATACTGCCTTTACTGTTCCATCTTTACGAAGACGAACAACCATTCCATTTTTTATTTGAACAGGATTAAAACCATCGTGTCTTTTGTATTTTCCAGATGACATTATTTTGAAATAGTCTTTGGATCAAGAATTGATCCAGACCAATCTCCCATGCTTTTCTTTGTTTCTGCATCTTGATTTTTATATGTTCCACCACGACGCTTGTACTCTTGTACTACCCAAGCATTTGCTACTGCTGATGGATATACATCAAATTTATCTTTTGCTTCTCTTTGTACCCTCGCATAAAGTCTTGGATTAGCAGGTGTAGATCCGCCACGACGTGGTTGAATCATTTCCCCATAATTTGGCTTTTCTTTTTTCATGTCGTCTTCCTCTTCATCTTCTTTATCATGAATAGACTTGCCAACGATATCATCATCGTAATCTTCAGTCATAGTTTCTTCTGCATCCATTTGGTGCTCCTCAATATCTATTTTTTGTGCGTCTGCATACATCATTCCAATGCTATATGCGGTTGGTTCCCAACCATTGTCCTCTTCTTTATAAACTCTTACAGACATAGCAGGATTTTCTGGTGGCATTGACTCAAGAGCATATCTTGTTCCAGGAGTTCCAAGAGTTCCACCTTCCCACATTATATGTTCTACCATGCCATGCACAAGACCTTCAGATGTAGGACCCATAACAAAATCGCCTTCTTTAATATCATGCATACTCTTGCCTATATTGCCTTCAGAACGATTTATTGCATAGATCTGTGCAGCAGCCTGTGCCCGTGTATCATGGCAGCCCATAACCTCATTGGTACCCACTTTTAAAGCAGGGTAGCCAGAACAACCGTATGAACCTTTAGCACCTACACGATATGGCATACTAAGATTATATCAGACTTCTCGCTTCTTGAGCAGCCTTTTTATTTCTTCTAATGACCATCGTTGTTGTTTTGTAAGGCTGTCTATAGCATCTGGAATAAAGGCTTTATTTGTTAAAGTTACTACAGGATCTTCAGATAGAAGATCAACATTTATAAAACCTTTTTGCCATAGTTCCATTATTTCAGAGTTAACAAAATTAAGATGGTCGTGATATAGTTCTGGACTTACCTGTTTCATTTTTGGAGTAAATGTATATAGTAATTCTCCAGTACCCTCTTCTACTCCAGCCACCTCTAGTGCTCCAGAAAGAATTAATTTTTCTATTTCATCACTAGTATCTCTATCTTTACGCCACTTCATTTATAAAAGCCTCTAAACTTTCTTTTGTTTGTGACCCAATTATTCTATTTTTTTCTATACCATTTTCAAATAAAATAAATGTTGGAACAGATCTAACATTAAATGTTTTAACTAAATCAGAATTATCATCAACATCTATAATTTGAAATGCAGCAGTAGTTTGTTCACGATTTAACTCTTCAACTACTGGACGTGTTTTTTTACACGGCTGACACCAATCAGCAGTAAAATAATAAATAGTTTTCATTTTCCAGATTTTACTCTAGCCTTTTTCAAAGCATCAAAATCTTTTACTTTCGTTTCACCAAGATATCCCCACGCATATCCATCTATAATCATCTTATTATTAATTGATTCTGATTCGCCGTTAACATAGAGCCACCCAAGAATGCGACCATACTTTTCAGATGAATCCATTTTTTCTGTGCGAATAACAATAGACTTTGCATCCTTAAGTTGTTTCTTTAAATATTCTTTTGCTTCTAAGCCAAGTGCTTTTTCTGCTTTATCAGATGTGCGTGATTCTGGGGTATCAATACCAGCCAATCTTACACGCTGTTCAAATAAAACATTAAATCCTAAATCAATTACAACGTCAATAGTATCTCCATCAACTACTGATTTAACTTCTCTTACATAATATTGATACATTAGTTATGATTTCCAATCAATTTGTTTTCAATAAGGCGCTCACGCTCATCAACTACCTCTAGCATGAAAGCCATCATTTTTGTATATGCATTTGGATCATTCATAATTTTTTCATAATGATGACCACAAAACAATAAATCTCCTGTTGATCCTTTTACCTGCACGTATGCCTGTGCACCACACTTATCACAACGATCTATAGCCCTTAGTTGCCATTCCTTTTTTTTATCTTCAGGACGTTCTTTAACTATAAGACTCATGATTTAATTATATCTCTACTTTCTATTATCTGTTGAATAAAATCCAGAACCATTAAACATTACATTAGGAGCCGTAGTCCATACACGTGTCATTGTATTAGAGCAGCATGTTGGTTCTCTGTCTTCTCCCATACCACGCTCAAATTCTATAGTGACTGAACATACATTGCACTTATAGTCGTACTTTGGCACTTATTCTCCTATGTTTATGAGCAGTTTATGCACATGCTCAGGTGCCCGTACCCCTGGGGCAGAAGAGAAAGGAAAAAAGACTGCCCTTTGGGATAAGTCAATTATAGCATCAGGCTGTTTGCATTGTCAACCTAGCATAAGTTCTAAGTCGATGACAATTTGCACAAACAACTTCACACTTTTGAATTTCTTTTAAAATTGCTTTCCAAGAAAAACCATCATGAATCATTCTTGAAACATTATATTTTTTATCTCTGATATGATCAAAATCAAGTACTATATGATTTGATTCTCCGCAGTCTACACATCCACTCGCTTGCTTTATTTCAGCGAGTCTTTTTTTATACTGCTGTTTTGTTTTAACTGCTAATTCTTTTTCAGTCATAGCAATTATATTATATCAAAATATAAAAGCCCCACATGAGAGTCGAAGCACGAATGCCACGGAATATAAAGTAGGTAACTAATCCACCCTAAGTTCTCATGTGGGGTTCTATTATTTTATTACTTTATTTTGATTGTTTTTGGTTTCTTTTCTTCGGGGATGTTTCTTTCCACAAAGATATTAAGAATACCGTCTGCCATTTCAGCACTGTCTACCTCCATATACTCTCCAAGAGCAAAGGTGCGTGTGAACTTTCTGGCTGCGATACCCTTATGTAAAACTTCTTCATCAGAAGTCTCTTCGGTTTTCTCACCCTTTACAATCAATGTACCATTATCCACAGAAACCTGAATCTCTGGCTTGCTAAAACCAGCAACAGCCAAAGATAACTTGTAAGTGTCCTCATCGACCTTTACCAAATTGTATGGCGGGTATGACTGATGAGTTGCCTCACGATGGATATGGTTTAAACGATCCAACTCTCTGTTGAATCCAATAAAAAAAGGATCTTTGAAAAGATCCAATGCAAATGAACTTACCATTTTATTCTCCTTTTCAGCGAGTAAGTAGTGCACCCCCTATTGGCAGGTGCACTACCTATTATACCACTATCCTAAAATATTGACAAATGAATTAGTCTTTATCTTAGTATTTTCTGCAGGCTTTGCAATTGATTTTAAATAATCATATGTAGCCTGATAACTTCCTTTATAGGACTTAGCCCAGTACGCTGCAAATGCAGCGGTAGCAGCAGAAGTACCCATTGCCCTCTTTACAGTTGTGTTATATGTACCAAGAGCATAGAAATCAATTTCATTTCCACCATTGCTATACAGTTCTACTGCACCACGATCATTTACAGAACCAATTGCTACCGCCTCTGAAATACATGCTGGATAATCTACACGAGCATAGTCGTAGTCATTACCAGCAGCAAATACAGTTGCAACACCTAAGTTTTGTAGTGACACAATAGTATTTTTAAGCGATGTATTAACTGGGCAATAGTTTGCTCCAGTTTTTAGTTTATGTGTTCCAATAGATGCAGATACTGCAACAATATTAAACTTAGTTTTATTTGCAGCAACCCATTGCAATGCTTGATCTACAAGTCTATCGTCATAGAACATTTGTCGTCCTCTATTATCCATAGCAACAACACGAATAAATACAATATTCATATCACGATTAACAGCAGATGCAATCATTGACATAATTGTTCCGTGATCAAATCCGTTTCTATATATGCTAGGTGCTGATACAGTTGCTGCTCCAGGACCCTCCATAAACGAACTCTTATTTGGGCAACGTGCTTCATATAGAATACAAACTTCATATGCTACATTGACTTTAGAAGTATCAATTGCTGTGTCAATAATAGCGATTGATGGCTTCTCATTTGCAGATACCGCTGGCAAAAATGCAGCAGTAAATAGAATTGCTAATAGCCCCACTAATTTTTTCATTGCTCTCCTTTATGTAAACAATCTAATTACATGTTCGCATGGGTCGCCTCCTGCTTCCCATTCTTCTAACTCTTCTTCACTCATATATTGCATACCGCCGTCATGTGTATGACAGTATGGTTCACTAATCCAGCCTTTTTCAATACCATTAGAAAGCCAGATACCAAATTCTTGCTCCTCTGGAGACAAGTCTTCTTCACTCATGTGATTCATATATATATTGTATACCTAAATGCTTAATATGTCAATTGGGCCTTTACAGGAAGGCGAATGCGTAATTGCAGCATTTACTGCTTGCATAACTCTTTTTCTACCGTCTTTTTGTTTTTGCGTGGCATATAAAGATCCCATTGCTAAATCTCCACCAGATCCCATTGCTAAATAATCTTGTTCGTATTGAGTTAATGACATATCACCAGCACTATGTTCATATATTTTTCCACGAATACAAATAATCATTCCAAAATCTGATGCTGGAGATGTATCTACCCACCAGTTTTCATAAAATGTTCGCAATGCTTTTAAGAATTTGCTATACATAAATTTATCAATACTGCCACGACCCTCATATTGTGGCGGTACAAATAAATGTTTTATTCTATCTCCATCCATCGCACCAGCATAACCGAATAGATAGCCTTCTTTTTTCCAAATTTTAGGACTTGAACAAACACTAACAGTATTGTCATCAGAAACAGCACGTTCTGCTGCCATCCATATTTTATTAGTTGCTTTGTCTCGCACCACTGCTATGCAAGTCATTTTATCCCCTGTTTCTCTGTTTTAATATTGTATCAGAGTGGCTATTTTTAGTCAAGTATTATTTTGTTATTTTATACCCGTTTGCTTTTAATAATTCTATTGCTGCTTTGATTTGTGGATCTTCAGCCTTTTCTGCAATAGATTTTTCTCCAGCAAACTTAGGACGACCAAAACCTACAATTGAAACCATTACATTTTTCTTGTTCTTTTTATAGGCACGGAGTTGCTTGCATACTTCTCCGCCATTTCTTTGGCTACCCTTTTTATTTGAAGATGTGTTTCCTTCAATACACCAAACAGTGCCATCTTCATTATCTTTAATAACGATACCAACATGTGAGATGCGATCTACGCCGTCTCCTGGAAAATCAAAATATGCAATATCACCAGGTTCTGGATCGCAAATTTGTGCATCATACCAACGACCAGATTTCTTAAATGCGGCTGCTCCACCTGGAGTGTAAACAGTATTTGGAACTTTTACTCCTGCTTGTGCTGCACACCACATTACAAATGATCCACACCATGGCTGGAAGTTTGCTTTAGTAAACTTTCCATACTTTGTTTCATTGTCTTTTGGACCTTCTACAGTTCCAATTTCTGCAGTTGCTACTTCAATAAGTTTTGCTGCTGTTCCCATTTCTGCCATGATTACTCGTCACCTTTGCTTTTACCAGCGAAATATCCGCCAATGATTCCAATTAAACCTACAAGAGCATTTTGAACTAATGCAATTGCGTCTTCATTTGTTCCATATTTTTCACCTGAAGAAAATTGTTGGGCAAGCATTGAAGCGTATTCTCCAATAACTACAAGACCAATAAAACCTAAAATACCTAATGTTATATATACCATTAACTTATCTTTTATCTTCATTAATCTTTATCCCATTCTTCATCTATATCTTGTTCTTCTGGCATTTCTGCGTTGTCTTTGCCAGCAGGAACCTCTTCTACAGGTGTTTCTGTAACAGGTGCGGAAACAGGCTCTTCAGTTTGTGCAGATGAATTATCTGCTAAAGCATCTTTCATTTCTTGTGCACCACTTTTACCAATAAGTAAACCAGCAAGGGTACCAGTAATAAATGTTGCAACAGATCCAAGAACATTAAAGAACATCTTATCGTTTTCAGACTGCGCTGTTACTGGCTGTGTTACAAATATAAGGGCATATAAAATACCTAATGTTGTTGCTAGAAGAATTGTTCCTAGCATAATTCCTAATGCAAATTTTAATCTAGCATCTAATTCTGCTGATGTGTATCTTGTTTTACTCATTTGGTGCTTCCTCCACTGTATTATCGCTCTCTGTTCCATTTACTATATCTGGTCCTACTAAATCCTCTGGACATGCACCAGCAGCCGTACACAATGGTGGCTTGCATTCTGCATTTTCCCAATTTTCTGGATCTTGGCAAGGATAACGATAATGACCATCATAGCCACATCCTGTTAGAAGGGCAGTAAATAGAACAAGACCGATTATCCTAAGCATAACCCCCATTATACCAGTTATTCCTCTTTTTCTTCCCTAAGAGAAATTGTCAAAAGCCATAAAATAGTAGCAAAAACAGTGGCTATTCCAACGATTTGTTGAGCGGTACCAGTCAAAGTAAGCCAAGCAATAAAGAAACCTAATAGAGTCCAAACCTGGGCTATGCTCTCCTTAATTGCCTTACCAAACCATGATATAAAGCCTTTTAAAGCCTTTAGACCTAGGTTTGGAGCCTTTTTAAGTATCTCCCATACCTTTGACACAATTGGCTTTAATTTCTCAACCAATGGTTTAAGGTTAAGGTTTGGTATTTTTACCTTGGGAACCTTAACTTTAGATAGGATAGTTTTAATATTTTCCATAATCGTATTATATCCTCCTTGTTGACATAACAGAACTAATAATGTTAGAAACCAGAATTACTGGAATGATAACCTCTTGTACCTTTTCTCTTTGATCATCTGTCATATCTTTGCCCCACTCAGATGGACTTGTTATTTTTTCTAAATCAATTTCAGTAAATGTTGAAGCCAAAGCACCCACGGGATTTGATAAAAACTCTTCTGCCTGTACCTCAGTTATAGCATCTGCTATTGTATATGGCATAGGAGCATCTAGGTTTTCATTAGCCCTGCTACCAAATTCTTCAAGTGCTGTTGCTACTACCTCATTAGATTGTGCTAGTTCTGTTACCTTTAATACCTCGCTAGATTTAATACCAAGAGTAGAGGCAACTGCTGCTTTTTGTTCTGGGCTTAATGTTGCTAGTGTTTGAGGGCTTGTTAAATCAGCAAGTAGCCTTGACATATCCTCAGAAACTTCAGTGTTTTCAGTTTTATCTGGAATTGGAATTACAACATCTTCATCAGGAAATCTAGGATCTTCTGGAGTAACTATTTCTGGTTCAACTTCTATAATCTCTGGATCTGTGGTAATATCAGGAGAAGGTTCTGGAGATGGAGCAGTAGATGGTTCTGGAGAAGGTTCAATTGGAGTTGGCTCAGGTGATGGCTCTGGAGTTGGATCTATATCCGTTGGCTGAGGTGAAGGCTCTGGTGAAGGCTCAGGAGTGGGCGTTGGCTCAGGGCTTGGAGTTGGCTCTGGTGTCACGGTTATTTCAGGTGTTGGAGTTGGAGTGGGTTCGGTTGGCTCAGTTTGCACAGGAGATGGTTCAGGAGTAGGTTCAGATTGCATACTCGCAATTGCATTAGCAATTAAATTTGCAGTAACTCGCATTTCTTCTTGTACCTGTAACTCTTCTTCTGTTGGACCAACAACAATTGGTTCAGATGATAATGTTGGCGTAGAAGATCCTGGTTGAATCTGTGTTGCCCCCCAAGCCTCAAGTGACACTATAGATCCGTCATGAAGACGAACACCTGTTCTAAGTTGAGAATATTCTGGACCTTGATAACTATAAGATACTGCCAAACCACCAGTATTAGTAATAGCAACTAATATATTTACTGTGCTTGGCTGTGCACCATAATTGCCAAATGGAACCATGTTAAGATTCATCTGGAATCCACCTTCTGAATAATAGATATCCAAACCAGATGTTCCACTTGCTCCTGGAAACCAGTCCATTGAATAG